GCCACTTCGCCATCTGGTCAAGGTTGGTCATTACCGTGCCTTTAACGAGGCCGTCAATGCGGTTGCCATCTGTTGCTTGAGAGAAACGTGAAATGTGTCCACCGTTATAACTAACGGTTGAACCAGACACAGATATTGTACCTTCAACTGTGCCCGCCTGATGAATTTGAACTACTGTGCCATCGTTTGTTTGTCGATTAAAACTGGCTACATCGCCGCCGGAACGGGCAACAGCCAAAATACCCTCCGCTTGTATTGAAAAACCTGTTGCAGAAGAACTACTGTTTACCCCTGTGGTGGTTGTTCCGACACAAAGTGTACCGTCATTTTTAACTCTAACCCTTTCAGCAAGTGAATTGCCGGATGTTGGTGAAGTTGCAAAAATAAGACTGCCACCAAAACCGCTGCCAGAGTTGTCATTCCGACAGATAATAGACGCATTCGGATAATTTAAGGTTGTTGCAAAATCAATTGCAGTAGCATTCCCAGCTACGAAGCCCGTATCTGAATTACTAAGTTGAATTATTGGGTTTCGGTTTGTAACGCCACTCAATGCGCCATTTACGGCAGCAGCCATTTCAACTGTTGCATTGGGTGCCGCAGTGCCGATTCCAATCTTGTCGGTGCCACCATCAACAACAAACATATTGGCATTACCGTTGGACTCAACACGGAAATCGAAATCTCTGCTGTCTTCATTTATGACTATTTCACTCGGGGTAAACGACATCCTTTCCAGTACAGCATTGTCCACCAGCGTGGATATTTGAAGCTGTGCGTCCTCTGTGCTATCCGTCACATCAGTTGCTATTGCAGTTATTCTCACGGCTTCTGTTTGTTCACCGGCATCGTTATCATATAAGAAACGTA